GATTCGGATAATCTATAAACAATCCAATAGTTTTCTCTCCACCTGCTTCGCGAAAAGAAGAAAAACATATTAATTGTTTGTAAAAATAACGAAAATGAGAGAAATAGGCAAGCCGATTATAAACAATCCAATAGTTTTCTCTCCACTTACTTTTTATAACGATGTAAAAAGAACCTGTTAATCAAATAAAATGTCAAATTGTTTTGTTTGTTCACAGGAATTAACAGATAATATATATCATCTCTCCTCGTGCGATCATGGATATCACCCAACCTGTTTGTTAGATTATTTTTATACAACCAATCATATGTTTTGTCCGTCTTGTATGAATGAGTATACAACTAATGTAAACCTAATAACCCAGTCAATACAATCGGATAAGCAGATAGATTTCGCGAATGCTAGTCGTTGCGCAAGAAAAAAGGATGCTCCAAAAAAACTGGTAAAATTATACAAGAATTATAAAGATTTATATTTGAAACAAAAAGAGAATTCAATGGAAATACGAACTTTCAACACGGAAGATGGTCCAATATTCCGTCCGTTACATAAACGAATACGCGGCTTACGTCGTAAGAAGCGTATATTAAGAAGGAAGATAAAATATATTAAAAAAAAAATGTGTGAAACGTGCGACTTTACATGAGATTATAACATTATCAATATATATATGACAGGACGTGAAATACGTGTTGATGATGTAAAGAAATATAAAAAAATAAGAAGAAGAGAATTAATCCCGGGTGTAGAATATTATATTATATATGATGATTATGTAGATGAACCAGGCGGAGATACAATGGAAGTGGCGAAACGCATAAAAATCCTTGATATAGAGGACGGAGAAATTTCTTATGCATATTCTGACGATCCAGTTCAGGTTAGGAGTATTCATATAGGTAATTGGTCATTTGACACTTTTTCTACGACGATAATAAAGAGAAAAAGTAGTAGAAGAAGTGGTACAATAGGTGGAACAAAACGTCGCCGAAATAAAAAATCACAGAAATCGTGATCTATGCTTAGGAAATGATTATTTTTAGTTTTCTAATCTCTACATCCCAACCTCTTTTTTTTATTAATTTGTAACATTCCGCGAAACATAATTTCTTCTTTACAGAAACACCAACCGTCATCCACAAGTTCACGTATTTCATGATCCTCTACAAACAATTTACTAGTCAAAATGGTACTAATATGTTTTGGAATCCCTCTGGATAAATCGGTAATATGTGAATAATAACAATCATATAATTGACAGTCGTATTTGGTTACATTTAGACCTACCTCTTCGTTATAAGTTGCAAACTCGGGTTTGGCATCACTCACTACGATTGCTTCTCCCCATCTATAGTATTTTGCGTGTACGAGAGAATGATTCCCTCTGATATAAGTAGTAAACCTGACAATATTTTTTGTAACAGACGGTTCTATTTGCCAATACATTTTGTTACAAATATTATTATTGTAATTAATAAATCAATTTTATATTTCGTAAAAAACAATATAAAGATTTTCTTGGTATATAGTATAATGTCTGAAACTAAGAATTGGGGATGGGGTATTGGAAGAAACTGGGGAGTCGGAAGATAAAAAACGGATTATTTTATTGCCATATGACAATGGCAATAAAAAGAAAAACCAAGTCAATGCGACGAAAGCGAAACAAAACTAGGCGAATGCGAACAATAAATATGGTAGAATGTTGTATATGTAGAAAAAACACGGATATAACGAAAACATTAATGCCGAGAAAATGTTTGAATAAACACGGCGTATCAGCTCATAGAATATGTCCGAAATGTTGGTGGGATAAAAAAACGGGATTCGCGTTGGAAGAAGGAGATCATGCGTGTGTCGGATGTACAAAAGGATTACCGTTGAATACGAATAAAAACCCGGGTGAAATAATTGATATTTCGGATTAACGGGTGTGAATCGGCTGCGCGGACCAACCGGGATTACGATTCGTCTCCATTATCATAACAAGGTCATCCATTTGGTAAAACGAACTATCTTGCTTTAAATAATGTTGATTCCTTGTCTTGTCAAATAACATGATCATATCCATTTTTCTCTCGTCTTCAAATAAAAATTGATTGGTTTGTTGTATTATTAACAAACAATAACAAGATGTTTATCGTGACTTACTATGGGTGTAATATTAAAGATTATGAGAGTGTAGGTGGGTCGTCAGAGAGCAAACTCTTCATAACGTATGAAGAGGCGTACAAGTATTATATATACGTAATCAATATCTTTTCAAAGAATTATGACGAGTCAACAACGAAAACTTATACTTTCACGAATGCCCATTACGATCCGAATAGCACAAGCGGTGAATATATAGTTATCCAGTCAAGAAAAGATGTGGGCGATGAAGTTGACTCTATCCTGATCGCAAGGTGTGGAATTATGGACCAGCCTTAAGGTTGGAAAACAATTTAAAGAAATCCACTGTATTTATATTTGGACCAAACCGATCGGTTATAATTTTCCGTTTCTCTCGTAGTAAGCAATTTGACCATCCGTTAAATTAAGTATACTATAAACATAAAACTTTTTCGCATGAACCATTTTCAATAAAATATCTTTCTTTGTGCCGTTAGGTAATATGACGGTGATTTTCTCTCCATGTTCATTACGATAAGCAACTAACCACGGGCGTTTATGAGCCCATAAATATCGTTTTGTGCCATTTTTACGTCTCCTAGAACTACGACGTTTGCGTGTAGTTGACATATGTAAATTATATATAATAAAAATATATAATTTTCAAAGAGTATTAGAATCGGACTTTTCATCAAAATCCTTTTTCGCTTGGCAGTAGAATAGATTTATTAACAGCCTTTTCACAATATTTACAAACATTACTAATGTTTATCTTTGGGGGTAGCCCCCATTCTTATTTATACTTTTTAGTATTTGAATAAATATTTTTTTGCGCGTGTCAAAAAATAGAGTTAAGACCATAAATATTAAAAAACTAATTCCTATAATTAAATGACATCATAAATCATCACGAATAATTTAGATCAGTTATAAATAAATATTCCTGAAAACGTAACTTAGGAACATTTTAGCTCCTAAGTTACGTTTTCAGGAAAATATATAAAGATAATACTTATGTATAATACAATGAATTGTAAGAGATGTGGATATAATACACGTAATAAATGTGATTTAAAATCACATCTACAACGAAAAAATGTATGTAGTCCAATATTGGAAGATATTGATGTTAATATCTTATATAATGAATATTTTGAAAAAAAAAATAAATTATATAAATGTGATTATTGTGATAAAACATATTCTTATTTATCTGGTAAAAGTTGTCATGTAAAAAATTGCAGTAAAAAAACAGAGTTTGAATTACAACAAACAAACCAAATTGAAACGTTAAAAAAGCAATTGGAAGATTATAAGAAGGAATACCAATGTCAAATAGATGAATTAAAATTAAAAACAACAATAACAAATAATAACATCACAAATAATACAATAAATACGATAAATAATATAACAATAAATGCATTTGGAAAAGAGAATATTCAATATTTATCAAATGACCCGAAATATATGCAAATTATGTTGAATTGTCTGAATACAAAAGAGCAAGGCATAATGCATTTGATAAAGTATATTTATTTCAATCCAGAACATCCTGAAAATCACAATGTAAAAAAGCCGATAAAGAATGATAATTATATGAAAACATACAATGGAAAAGAATGGAACTTATCAATTGCAACAGACGGACTTTATTCAATATTACAAAAAATAGAAACGGAGTTCAGCATTTTTTTAGAGAAGATGGAAGATGAAGGGACAAGAGTAAAAGATCCATTAATGAAAAAGTTCATGGTTTCAGTTGGCTACGCACTAAAATTTGAGTTTTCATCTCTAAAACATCCTCCGCCAGATTGTCAAATAGATGATAAACAATTGGATAAAATGAATAAAACTTTATTAACATTATTTTTATTTTTCATAAATGAAAAAACGAATGAGTTAATTAATTCCGAATAGGTGTTTGGGCAACAACTATTGATTTTACACCATCGTATTAGAATTTTCCTTTTCATCAAAATCCTTTTTCGCTTGGCAATACCTATAATGCTGTAGAATAGATTTATTAACAGCCTTTTCACAATACTTACAAACATTACTCGTCTGAATAGAAGAAGACGCAAATTTGGACGAAAGAAATTTATCAAGCGTTGGAAGCTTGAGTTCGGTGATGGATGAAGCCATTTTATCATTAAAATCTCTGAGCAGCTTAATCATATTATGTTTCTGTGAAACGTAATTTGTGAAATCCTTGTTAATTTCAACCAACGTATCTTTATCAATTGCGCAATCCGCGTCGTGATTGAACGTCTCATCAAGTTTCATTTTGAAATGTTCAACAACGTCAATTGCCATTTTGATTTTCTCTCTATCAAAATTTACTTCGTGGACATACAACAAAACATTTCCATTATTAATATTCAATTCAAAATTCTTCTTGTTGGAGATTCCTCTATTCTGTGCCAACATGATTCCGGAACAATTTTGGATTTCACAATCGCGGATAAATTTCTCAACATCGTTTCTCGGAACGTTACAACTATCGTGATCCTTGTTCTCAATCAGAATCGTCGGCTTGTCATTACGAATGATCATAATATCTCCGGTCTCCTTTTTCTCACCGCCGACGTGATCAATTTGCGCAGACGGAAAAAGAGAAAGTAAAATATTATAAACAACACACTCGGAGATCGTTCCTTTTGTGATACCCTTTTCAAACTTCTTCAAAACATCTGTTACGTTTGACTGAAGAGCCTGATTAGATGAAATATTCGCAGACGACATTTCCTTAATTTCATTTATCTTGTTTTCAAATCTAGATTCAGAAGAAGTCAGTTGCGACAATAGAGACGCTTGTGTAGTTGCCATCGTTTTCAGAATACTGTTCATCATGTCATCAATTGATTTCTTATCAATAGACGACGATGTTATCTTGCTTGTCTCGCTAGTGATTGTAGATTGTAGCGACTGAATATGATTCTGAATATCTTTCGTGAGAGCATCATTATTTTTTGGCATAAGTTCTTTCATAATGAGAGACGTTCTATCAAGCAACATAGAATTATTCTCCTTGACAAGAGGTGCGATATGTTCAACATTATTCATTACAAGAATCTGCTTCATATTATCGGCATATTCTCTCCTTGATTCATTCAACTTCAGTTCAACTGCGTTAGCAACATCCGTGTGAGATTTCGCGATGAGTTCAATCTTACCATCTAGAGCGTTGAATTTGTCAAGTAACAATGAAGAAATCGCGGAAGACGAATCCTTACCAGAAAAGAGCTTATCAAGAATATTCATAAACAAGATATTCATCTCTCCAAAATCTAATCCATGTTTCTTATAAAAATAAAATACTTCTCGGTTATCAATCGTGAGACGATGATCGGTGTCCATTTGAATAACATATCGGAATGCCTTTAAGCCCAAATTCACCCGGATTTGGTCCTAAAATAGGGCTAAATAGGAAGTAAAATATTTTTGGTGGCTATTTTAGGGCTAACTAGCATTTCTTAGCTTTTTAGCTTCCTATTTTGGGCTATTTTAGCTTTTTGATAGCTTTTAGCTTCCTATTTTGGGCTATTTTAGGAAGCTATTTTTCGTGATTTTTCTTGAAAAAAGTTTTCCAGAAAAAAATTCTTGAAAAAAGTTTTTCTGAAATTTTTTTGAGAAA